TGTGTTGCTAACTTATTAAATTCATCAGGTGTTATATATCCACGCTGTTCTTTGTTAAGTATAGACAACACTGTATTATAAACAGTATTTACGTTTATTGCCATTTTTATATTTTTATTATAACACAATGGAAGACCGCTTTCGCGGTCCCCATCATATTAGTATCACATGTTATTTTAATCTTTTCTCTATAGATTTATAAACTTCTGTGCCTTCGTCAGTTTTAAAATATGCCGCCATTGCTGAATATGGATTTTCATCAAATGGAACATTCATTAATTTTCTACCTGTCGCTGCCCAAGTAAAAGTTCTTTGATCTTGAGATAATTTAATAATTCCAGACTCTGCCGCAACTATAGCTACATTTCTTAAATGTACATTTTCGTCATTTGCTAAATGCATAAATAATCTTGGGTTTTTTCTAGCAAATAACAATAAATCTCTTTTAAGTTCTTTTGAACTCATTGAATTTACTTCAGAACCAATTTCTACTCTCATTATAGCTTCGGCCATATCAACATCCATTTCTTTAGCTAAATTTAAAGCATCAATTTCTAATTCTAAGTCACTTAATTCATCTTTTGCTACAATTTCTGCATCAAATTCAGAATATACTATATTTCTTTCTGGGTGATATAAAGATAATAGCTTCTGTAGGTTTTGTTTCTCTTTTGGAACAAACAAAGAACCATCTCTAAATATTATATGACCAAGTGTCACCTGTCCTTTTTGTTCGTCAACAAATGGAGAATTTTGATTAGTAGCGTATCTAAGCTCTCTTTGTTCACCTGTATTAATATCAAACCAAAGCATAGGATTTCTTCCTGTGTGTTTACTAGCTATTGTAAAAGTTAAAGGACTTTTACCCAAAAGGTAATAAGTTCTATCTTTTATTTCCCAACTTGGTTTTTTTGGTTGTTCTTTAATAGTTTCAACTATTGTTTCTTGAACAGGACTTTCAATAAAGTCTTCTGTTTGTTTTGTTTTTTTTGACATAATATAATAAAATTAAATAATTAATAAAAATCTTGAGGCTACAAAATAGTAGCCCCAAGAATTTTAGTTTAAAATTAAGGAGTAGGAGCGTTTTTAGTAAACAACACGAAGTTGTTAGCGCCTTGTACAACTAAACATCTTTCTGACAAGAAGTGTACTTCCATAGCATCAAGATCAGAAGTGTAGTTTCCACCTACAGATCCAGTGATCCAAGATTTCATTCTACGATCATCAGCTTGAGAAGCACGATATCTAACATGTAAGAAAGGTCTACGAATGTTTGTTCCAAGAATTTGGTCGTAAACAGTTGAAGTTCCAGCTGGTACTAAAACACCGTCAACACCAGAGATAGCTTGAGCACCACGAGTTGAAGCGTCGTTTAAGTATTTCCAATCAGTCTTGTAGAAATCATAAGAACCTCTACGGAAACCAGTGAAACCAAGGTTTAATGCCATTTCTTCTGAATTTTCAAACAATCCATAAGCAGTACCACCATTAGCTCCAGCAGATAATCCAGCAAGCATATCATCGATTTCTAAAGAAGTAATTCTATTCAAGAATAACATGTTTTCTTCAATAGCTCCTTGAGTATCAAGATTCTTTAGGATAGAATCAAAATCAGATAAGCTAGTAGCATCAAAGTTACTTACAACGTTACCTCTACCGCTAACAGCAGCAAAAAGACCTTCAGTACCTTTAATGTTATCTGCAGCCAAAGTAGATCCACCAGATACTAACTCACCTTCAATTACAGCCATTTCCAAGTAATCTTCAAAACGTAAACGAGTTTCAGATTCAGCTTTTAAATACCACAAGAATCCAGAAGTTCCATCTTCAGTAGCAACTTCAACCCAACCAATTTGAGCAGCATCAGAACCATTAACAGTATATTTTTCTTTAATGATAATAGGTGAATTGCTAAATTGAGTAAAAGAAGGAGTTACAGTTTTAAGGTTTCCAGAATCAGTGCCTTTAGCAAACTCAGATCCATAAACAAATATTTTCAATGGAGAAACAGCTGTAAAATCAATAGTAGCACCAGATAAATCAGCTTGAGTATATGGTTTAACTGTTATCTCAGCGTTACCAGAAGCGGCACCAGCTGTAGAAGCAGTAACATAACATTTAAGCTCATTTCCAGTAGCAGGATCAGAAACAACAATAGTTTGACCTTGAGAAACAACGTTTTGGATAGTAGCTGACTGAGCGAAAGTTAAAATATCAGTAGTAGCAGCTTTAACGCTAACATTGTCATAAGCGATATGTAAACGGTTTTGCTCAGACCATACAACTTGATCAGAAGTCATAGGCATTTCTGCACCAACCATTCTTAAGAAGCCAGATAGAGTACGATTACCGTAACGCTCTACTTCTTGTTCGTAAATTTCAGGAAGATATTGCTGAGCAAAATCATTACCTGAACCATCTGTAAAGTTTAAGTAGCTAAAAGGGCTAACTACTTGTTTTTGCGTTGGAGTTAATGATCCAAACGCTGGACTTACATTTGCCATAGTTTTTTAATTTTTTTAGTTAAATTTTTTTGTTCTTACTTTTAGTTTAGATGAGTCCATACCGCTAATAGCTTTTACTTTTAAGCCATTTATAAAAACATCTCCAGAACTAGCTGGTCTAGCTTTTACATCACTGAGGTTTTTTGAATTATCAACAACTTCTTTGACAGCGTCAGCTTTACCTTGTTCGTAGAAATGCGAAGCGATACGATCTACATTTTCAGCAGCATACATTGCTTTATGATAACCAGAGTAATCATTAATAGTACCATTTGAATCTAGGAACTTCCCGATTAGGTTATTAATGTTTGACTGTTTTTCAGCAACCGAATCTGTATTTTGAATTTTGTACTTGTATTTCCTATCACCAATATTAATATCGAAACCTTCGAAATTTTCAGTGAAAAGTTTTTTAGTATTTTGTTCAAATAATTTTCGATTTTGTTCAGCTTGCTCTTGCTGCTTATTATATCGATTGAAAAAGTCCATTGCTTTTTGAGACTCAGGATTTACATTTGATTTCAACTTGATATCATCGTAATATTTAGCCTTAGTTTCTTCTAAAAAGTTTTTGGCTTTTGCAACTTCTTCTTTAAACGCGAGTTTTTTCTTGCGTATGTCTTTTTCCTCATCTAGATCTTCGTCATAGTCAAAATCTTCAATTAATAATTCTATATCAGAATTATCTAAATAAGGTTTATTTTTTTTATAATATTCTTTTAATAAGGTTTTATCATCTACGTTGGAGTAATCTGCGTTTAGTCTAACGTAGTCTTCAACTGTTCCACCTGTTTCTTCCATAAAAGAAACTAGCTTTTCTATGTTTTCTGGTAGTTGTCTACCTAAAACTTTTTCGTCTCTAATCGCTTCTTTTAATTCTTTTTCAGTTTTAATAACCTCTTCAGTAGTTTCTTCAATAACTTGTATTGGAGATTCTACTGTTTCTTTGGTGGCCCGTACTTCTTCAACCACTCTTTCGCTGTTGCTACTGTCTTTGGGTTCTTCGACAACAACATTGCTATCATTTGTCTCTTGTGCTTGAACGGCATTTTCTTCTATTTTTTCTTTAGGTATAACAACTTTTGTTACTTCTTGCTCAACCTTTTTTTGTTCTACCGGGTTTTTAAGATCTACTTTTACAACTTCATCGTTTTTAACTAACTTTTTTGGCGTAGATTTCTTTTTACCCTTTAAAGTGAATTCACCTTCTTGTTTTGTTTCTGTTGACATAATATAATATAATTTAAAAAATGTTATAGCATTACATAAATGCTCCTAAACCTTGTTCTGGTTCGTTTTCAAAGTCTATAGGTAAGCCATCATTTTTTCTTTGACTTATCATTTCACTTTGCTGTGTTGCTTGTATTTTTGTTCTTTTATCTTTTCTATCTTCCTTAAAAGCTTCTTTTTGATTGATCACTTGAACTTCTAACTGCTTCAATTGCATATCATACTGGAATTGTTGTTGCATTTCCATTTGCTTTATTTGAGCAGCTTGTTGCATTTTTTGAAGCTCCATTTCTTGCTTAGCTTTTTCAATACTAACTTTTGTAGATGCTATAGCTTCTTGCTTTTGTACTTCAGCCATAGCTGTTCTTTCTGCTGTAGACGCTTGAGCATCCGCTTGTGCCGCTATATTAGCTTGTTGAGCTTTTTGATCACGTTCCATTTTAACCTTACGTTTTATTTTTAGCATTTGATTAGCTAATTTAAGGTTTTTAATTTGACGTATATCAATAGCATCTTCTAAATCAATACCTCCAGTTTGTAAGGCAACTTGAATGTTTTGTTCTAATTGAACTTTTTCCTCTTCATCTGGTTCTAATTCTAAGAAAATACCAAAATCGTGAAGATTAAGATTTATAATATCATCTAATGATTTTACGTTATAAGTTGATATAGAGTTTTGTAACGATGCTCTTGTTAATGGAAATCTTAATGCATCACCTATTTTAAGTGAAACGTTTTCAGCTAGTTTAAGAGTTAAAAATAAACTAGACTGAACAATATGTCTAGTAGCTACATTTGATGCGTTAGCGGCTAGTTTCTGTAATCCTACAAGAGTAGATTTATCAGGTGTACTACCATCTCTAGCTTCATTTAATCCTGTTACGTCACGTATCATTTGTAGGTAGTATTGATATGTCTGTATCAAACTTTGTATCTTGCCATAACCATTAGAACTATTAAGTTCTTGAACAGGTACTTTACCGTGATTTAACTCACCATCTTGGGTTAATGATCTACCAACGATACTACCAGTCTGGAAATACATATTAAGCGCTTCAGCTGGATTATAATTTGTGCCATTACCAAGATCAACTTCAGCTAAACCGTCCATATCAAGATAAACACCATCTGGTACCATTCTTGATAATACTTGTTGAAGCTTTAAGTGCGTTATTTGAATCATATCAGCAAAACCAACACATTTGCTAACAATAGATTCTATTCTACCTTTATACATTCTTGGTGCACAAATAGCATAATTCATAGCAACCTTAGTAGTATCAGCATAAGGTCTTGACATATTCTCTGCCAATTCCCATTTTAATAAAGTATCTGTACCTAAAACTAAAGCACCATTATAAAGAACTTCTATTGTTCTAGAAACTCTTTCAAACATGTCTGTTTCTGGTGGATTAAATGTATCTGGCTTTTCGATAGCTTTCATTAATCCTTGATCAGTTTGTTTTATTTTAAAAACTTGATTGTGATACGTTTTATAATCAAAATATAAAACCTGCACTGTGTTTTCATCGTAATCACCCCAACCAGTTATATAAGATCTATTTCCTGGCATATTTTGTATACGCTCAAGTTCTTTATCAGATATGTTAGGAAACTCTTTTTTAAGCTCAGGTATTGTTATAGATTTTATTTCGCCTACATAATATATGTCTTCAAAGTTAGGATCTTCTGTGTAAGAATATACCATATAAGCTGGATCAACATAATCAACTTTAACGCCTTCAGCTATATTAAAACTAGTTTTAGCAGCTGCAATACCTAATACGGTTAAATCCATATTAAGTCTTCTACGTATTAAATCATATTTATTTTGAGCAAATACAGTTGATATAGTTTCTTCCTCAGCTATTTCAATAGACTGCTTATAACTTAATTGCATTTTGAGTTCTAATTCTTCTTTAGACTCAGGTACAATACTAGGATCGGGCGATTGATATATGTCAATACCAAGTACTGATTTAACTTCTTCTATATATTCTTTAGCAACCATATCCTCATAAAGTCTAGAAGCGTACTCCGTTCTTTTCTTTATTGACTGAGGATCTTGTGCGTAAGCTTTTATATCATATGTTTTTTGAGATATACCGTTTACAACGATATCTACAAATTTAGATAAAATTGGAACTGGTTTCCAATCTAAATTAAGATAAGATAAATCACCATTAATAGATAATTCATCTTTATACTTTTGTATTGACTGCTCTCCTCGAGCATATAATCTTAGATTATGAAAATTATTCCAATTAGTTAAATATCTATTACCGCTAGTTCTGCCTTGTCTAAACCACTCATACTCTATAGCTTGAGCAACTTGCTTGCCATACTCGAAAGTGTCTTTTTCTTCGTTACTTACAACTTGACTAGGAAAAGAACTGTTATTGTTAGTGTAAACGTTCATTTAACTTATAATTTTTGATGTATATCCCCTGTTGTCATATCTTTTTATTCCTAAATCCACAGGTTCTCTTTTTATTGTATTATTTGGTGTATATCTATGTTTATTACAAGCCATTAAAGCTAAACCGGAACTAATAGAGGCATCATGCGATGTTCTATTATTAATATCAAACTTAGCCCAATCCTCTAATGTTCTTTGAAAATACATATCACCATACCCAGTTTCTTTTAATCCTACAAAGTTTTCTATATAAGATTCTATAGCTGCAGCATGTGCTTGTTTTATATCTTCACTTGAGTTAGGTATTCCACCTATTTCTTTTTCTGTTACAGATAATTTATTTCTAGCTTTATCTGGTCTATTCATTGAAAAACCTCTATAACCTCTTTTCTTAAAATAATATAAAAGCCTTGGTTTATTATTTTCTGCTAATATTGGCATACCGTAAAAAACACAAGCCATTAAAACATCTTCAAAAAATATTTCTGCAGTTTGTGGTCTAGCTATATATTCTAAGAAAAAATGATTCGGCGGCACGTCTTCCATTGAAAATTTAGTTAAACCATGTAAAGATCCATTTGATCCTCTTTTATCCACGGTTCCTGATATATCATACGGGTCACATCCAAAAGCACCTAAATGCTCGTTTCCAGGATAATAAACACCACCTTTATTTATTTTTTTATTTTGCAAATGAAGCTGAGGTATCCAACTTATTAAAAACCTACCATTTTTATTTGGAGTAAAAACGACTCTAGTATCTTGTTCTCCATTTTCCCATTGAAAACTACCTCGCGTAACATTTATTGAATTACGCATATCTTCATTAAAATCAATTTGCTCGTATATTTTAGTTAGATTAAACAAAGACTCTTTTGTTTCATCTCTAAAAGCATGCTTTTCAGTTCTTGGAAATTGCCTGTAAAATTCATTTAAAGCATCTTGATCTTGCTTTAATCCTTCCACCTCGTTCTCCCAATATTCTATTACACCTATTTTTATTTTTTCACCTTGTGGACCTTCAACTGGTTTGTCTGGAGTGTCGAATACAGGTACGCCATAAGCATCAATGTATCCTTCGTAGTTCCATTCCATAGGTATGAACAAAGAATATAATCCTGAGCGAGTCTGTCCATTGGCGTTTCTTTTCGTAACATCTGAATCATCATAAAGTTTTTTAAAGTTTTTACCTCCTTTATCG